GTAGAGAATGTTGTAGATGGAGATACCATCGATGTTCTTATTGACTTAGGGTTTGATATCCTATTTGCATCTCGTGTAAGACTGGCTGGTATTGATACACCTGAGTCTCGCACAAAGGATCTTGCTGAGAAGGCTCTTGGTCTTGAGGCTAAGGAATATCTAAAGAAGCATCTTAAGGATGCTAAGTCTGTTGTGATTAAGACTGAAAAGATGGACTCATCTGAAAAGTATGGTCGCATTTTAGGCTGGGTATATGTAGATGGCAACACCATCTCACTTAATGACATGATGATCAATGACGGTTATGCATGGGGATACCTAGGGGATACCAAGGTAAAGGACTTTGATGCCCTTGCAAAGGCTAGAAAGAAGTCTGGCAAGTGAGTTATGTACTTTACTTTACTGCAGAGTGGTGTAATCCTTGTCAGCGTACCAGACCAATCGCAGAAGAATTAAAGCGTGACGGAATTATTGACTTTGTATTTGTTGATGCTGATACAGAACTAGAACTGCTTGAAAAGTTTGGTATTAAGTCAGTTCCTACATACATATTGCTAGAAGATGGAAGAGAAGTTAAGCGCATGAATGGTGCAAAAACTAGGGAACAATTCTTGGAATTTGTGAATGAGTGAGGAAGATGATATTATTCAAGACCTCATCCTACAGGGTGCACTTGAGTTTGCTGGCATAGATATTGATACTGGTGAAGTTTTATATAACTTTACAGATAAACTAAAAGATATTCATCCGCAACTTCATAGTGAGCAGTCAAAATATTTTGCTGCAGAAACTATGGCGCTATGGGAAAATGGTTTTATATCCATGGATGTTACAGATGAAAACCCTCTAGTTAGACTAACTCCAAAAGCATTTAATGTGGAAGAGGTGTCAAAGTTAAACAAGGATCATCAATATACCTTGAAAGAAATAATTAGAATCCTAATGAATAGGAAGTAGTATGAAATATATTATTGGTTCTGCTGTTTCAATATTTGTATTTTATATTATTGCCAAGGCAATGGTTGTTAATTATATTATTAATGATAAAACACCAGAGGCTTTCTTTAAAATTAAATATAGTCAGAGTCATATACACTCTATAGTAAAGCCATTGCTGCCTCCAAGCGAGGTACTAAATGCAAAGATAAAAACTAAAACACAGGCTTTGAATCATATTAAGAAAAATCGTGTAAGGGTTTTAATTATTGATGGCAAGGCCTACTGGAAAAAAGATAATGTTCTGTACGTTGCAGATGTTATCGATGATGAGATTGAAAGAGATCTTGCAACAGTAGTTGACATAATGGGTATGGATAAGGTAGAATTAGACAAGATGTTGTTCATTGTAGATCAACTGACAGAAGGAGATGAAAATGATAGTGGCAGTACAGGGAAGCAATAGTTTTGATGACTATAGCGTTTTTCTAAGGGCTATGGGCGTTGCTTTATCAACAATGCCAGAATCAGATAAAGAATTTCACATTTATTCTGCTGGTCCTACAAGAATTAACTCTATGGTTTCAGAGTTTTGTAATATTTCTGAACGAGGATTTAAGTCTCGTGGAAAAAAGTTAAAGAACTATAAGGTTCCACCAAGTTGGCTAATTGAAAACATGTCACATATTGGTTACCTTGCTTATTTTAGTAAGCCAAAAGAGCCAGTTTCAAAGTTGGTTTCCGAGGCTCAATTGCAAGATATTGAAGTTGGAATTTTCAGATACTAAACTACAAACAGAAAGAGAAATGAATGCTAATTAATTCATTAGAACAAATGGAACAAATCGTTTCAAAGACTTCGGTCTTGTCGTGGGATGGATGGTCTGTTGTTGAGATGTACCCCTCTGAAAAGGGAAGAACATCAAAAAACGGAATTTTTCATCAGGGTAAATGGAATCTCAAGAGATCCTTTATTCCGTCACGTCAAGGTTGGGAGATACCAAACAAATATGTGAGGTAACATGAATAAGCACAAGTGGAAAGACGATGCTATATGTCTTGACTACGATACTAATTTATTTTTTGATAAATATGAAGAAGATGAACTGCTTAGGCCTGCGATAGATAGTTTGTGTATGTCTTGTCCAGTAATGAGAGATTGTTTTTCTGTTGGTATTTCTCAAAAAGAATGGGGAGTTTGGGGCGCTGTTTATTTAGAAGATGGCGAAATATCTAGACTAATCAATAACCATAAAACAAAAACAATATGGGCAAATGTTTGGCAAAGATTGACAATGGATAAATAATGTATACAGATGAAATGAAAAAAGCGCTAAGGTCAATTCCTGCACCTGCTGGTTTTTCTGTTGATATCGTAGACAATGAATTTTTTATCACAATCAAAGCAAATGCTGAGCAGTTTCTAAAGATGTATCATGATCAAAAGATAGAGGCTGTTCAGTATTTGTTTAAACTAAAAAAAGCATTTGAGGATTGCGGTGCAACTGTACTTATTGTTAGAACAGAACTAGATGGAGATAATAATGGTTGATCTTGTTTTATATTTATCAATAGTCTTAGTATTGATGTTCTTTATTTTTCAAAATATTAGACTAAAGAAACGTTTTGCTAAATCAGTTGAAACATTGTTTCAGGTGTATATAGATAAAACTATTATTGAAAATGCAACAAAGTCTAGATTAGCAGATCTAAAAGAGTCTGATTTAGTAGAAAAAGAATCTCAGGAAAACTTTATCTCATTTCTTAATCAGTCTAGGGATTGGGCTTTTCAGTACATTGAAGATGTCCAACTTGCCATTAATAACTTTATTGAAAAGGTTGATCCAATTGTGGATTACCACAAAAAATTTGGCAAGGCGGTAGCCATATCACCATGGACAGAGCAACTAGACAAGATTTCTGAGGCGGTAGATGAATTAAAAAATGTCATGCCAAAAGAAAAAACTGAGATATGATACACTTATAACATGGAATATATTAGGGTAAAGTCTTATGAAGAGTTGTCTAATTCAGCACTTTATGTATGCAACCTGTTAGATTGTTACAAGGAAGCAGAAAAACTTTATTCAACAGAAACAAAATTAATAGATATTTGCCAAGAACATTATAGCGAATTAACGAAAAGAGATTAAAATGAAAGACATTATACTATCAACATTAACAGGTTTTGGATGTGGTGCAATATTTGCAGCATTCAAATTGCCAGTACCAGCACCACCAGTTTTTGCGGGACTCGCAGGAATTATTGGAATTTGGTTTGGCGCTACAGTAATAACAAACGTTATATCCTAGGAGGAAAACATGTCACATCATAACGAAACAAACTCACAGATTAAGGCTCTACTAGCATCATATGGTCGCTCAGTACTAGGTGCAGCAATTGCACTTTATATGTCTGGCGTAACAGATCCTGCAACACTTGCATACTCACTGATTGCAGCGATTGCACCTGTTGCACTAAGAGCACTTAATCCAAATGATACAGCATTTGGTCGTTTGCCAGAGGTAGCAGAGGTCGAAGCAGCAGCAAAGAAGGCTACTGTAAAGAAGGCTCCTGCAAAGAAGAAGCCAGCAGCAAAGAAGTAAGGACAGGTTGAGAGGGGAGAATATATTATGGCTCCCCTCTTTTCCAATTCTATGAACAACTTAAACTTTTTGCTAAAGGAAGAATATATTCAAAACTATAAAAGTGAAATACCTTTTAAGTTTGATGAAAAGATACCGCTCAGTGTTACCTGGGATGAACTCTTCCTTTTAGTTGATGAAGACATAAAAGAGCAAATAAATACAAATCAGCAATATTATAATGGAAATGGATTCAAACTTCGTAAGGCTGATAGACTTGAACAGGTTGCTCTAATTGTAGATACGTTCTTTGAAATATTTAAACCCTCAAAGATTGCAAAAAATGTTAGACCAAGTGATGCTCAACACATATATATTAATTTTACAACACATGAATCACTTAATAATGCCCCCCATATAGACAAAGATCATGTATTCTTTTGGCAACTTCAAGGGTCTTGCCAGTGGAACATATACGATGAAGAAAATAAAAACATTAAACATACATATGAACTTAATCCAGGAGACATGATCTATTGTCCTAAGCATAGAAAGCATAGCGTTGTCTCTTTAAGCCCTCGTGCTGGGGCTTCTATAGGCTTTAACAGCCTCAAATAGCACCCCTGGCAGGATTCGAACCTGCGACCAACGGATTAGAAGTCCGTGACTCTTCCTCTGAGTTACAAGGGTATATGTATAGTATAGCAACAATCTGGTATAATGTAAAGATGAAAGAATTAATAAATCCAACATCTACATATCAAGGTTGCGATTGTCCAACATGCAAGGAATTAAATGTAGATTGTCCAGACTGCCCAGTTTGTGCTAATCCTATTACAGAAACAGATTCAGAAGTTGGAATGGCGATGTATGATTCATCAATTGGGAAAACAGAGTGTTGTCCAGAA